CCTTTTAAAGTAACTGAGTTGGTGCCGTTATCTGTGTCTTCTTTAAATAATATTGAACCGGCAGTTGAAGATGTTCCTTCTAATACAGGTGCCGTTAAAACTGCTCCTGCAGCTAAATTTACTCCACTAGGTATAACAATAGTATCTCCTGAAGTACCAATAGTTAAAGTTGTTCCTGATTGCGGATCAATTTGATCGACTTCTAATTTACTCATTATACGATTACCAACGTTCCTGTTACTGTTACTGTTGCTTCAAAAGTTATAGGTCCTGCAAGAACTGCAGATTCAATTATTAAAATGTTATCGATAGTTTCAGCATGAGTATAGATCTCCTGAGAACCAGGACTGTTTCCTACATATACTCCACTTGGATACGCATCACTCATATTTAATTCCTTTGTTATTAAGCACTAATTGCATCTACAACACTGACATAAACATGAGCACAGTTAGAAGCACTGGCTATTACTTTGAATACGTCTGAACTTTGCATTACAAATTTTGCACCACCTTGTACAAGTTCGACTGAACTTGCTGGAGGTATACTTAAATCTTTAACTATATATCTTGTAGCAGAACCGCCGACAGAAATAAAAACAGATACTGTAATTGCTGTAGTTACTATATTAGCAATTCTAACTCCTATTACTGCATCATTAGAATTTGATGTAAATAAAGTTACATCACTTGTTGTTGCTAGTGCTGCGTGTCGTGTAAAATCTTGTGCCATAATTATTCCTTATACTATAATGCTATTGCCATTGCAACGGCAAAGCCGTTTGTTGCTAGTGTGGGTACTGGATTTCCTGATGCATCTAAATAAACCGCTTTACTTGCTGGTAATGTACAAAATACATCTTTAGTTCCTGATGAAAAGTCAACAGCATTGTCAGAATTAGAACTAGAAAGAATTGTAGTTCTAGCTAATGTAGTGCTATCACCATTTAACGTTCCAAGTCCTACTTCAAATTCAGCTGTTCCACCATTAAATATTGCATAGTAAGTTGTATTACTATTTCCTATTCCTTGAGCAAAAGTTTCGAAACCAGTTACTGCAGAAGCAAAAGTTATTGTTCCTGTACCGGTAGTCGTAGTTGTTTGTTTTACTCTGTCATTTAAAACTAAAGCCATTTATTTTTTCCTTATGCCATGCTTATAATAGCATTAGCTGGTGTACTTGGATTAGGGAATGAAATTGTAAACGTACCATTAGTGGCAGTTTTATTTCCTCCAAAATCTAACACAACACATAATTTATCTGCGTTAGTATCATTGTAAATAGCTGCAAATGCTGCAGTGAATGTAGCATTAGGCAGTGCTGAATCAGCAAAGTCAACAGACGCTACTGCAGTACCTGAAGCAACGGCTTGTGAAGCTAAAACTTTTCCTGCTGTTGTGTATCCAGTATTAGAAGCACTTACTTCATTTGAAGTAGAGTAGGCTGTACTAGAAGTGCTGTATGGATTAGATGTATACAAAGCTATTTTAAATGAGTTTCCTCCGTTTGCAAAATTGTGTGTTCCCGAAAAGAGTTCTCCTCTAAATGCGAACGGTATTATATTTGCCATATTATTTTCTCCTTAATTAATTTGTTCCGTAACTAGATGGTGATTTAGATTTTATTTGTTGACGAATCATACCATCTTCATACTCGTCTCTGCGTCTGTAACCAATTTGTTCAGTTGCATACGTTGTAAGGGCGTTTTGAAATAGTCCTTGATAGTATTGTAACATATCCTGAGGACCTTTCAAGTACCCATATGCATTTACCAAACATCCATATAAAAGAACATCTTGATATTTATTAGATAAATAAGTTCCAGTTGTAGAAGCTGGAGCCCCTAAAGGTAATGTAGTATCAGTAATACTTTCAGGTTCTTTATTATAAGCTAAAGTAATAGTATAATTTTTGTCTGGAGTAGGGGCCACTAACCAAAAATTTTCATCCCAATTACCATAATATTTAGGAATACCTACAGAAGAACTATCTGGTGTAGCATAAAATTCTGCCATAAAACTAGGATCTCTTTGTTCTAAAAAAGTTTGATTACCTGCAGCATCCGTTAATTGAACATAGTTAATAGATCTTAAATCATCTGGAATAGTTACATATCTATTTCCAGCAACCATACTAGATGTTGCATAGTGTGCATTTTGATCTGTAGGAACTGATCTTAAAATATTATTTTCTGTATTTTTAATAACAGTTGCTAAAACAGCATCGGTTAAAACTGTACTATTAACTTCTGTATAATTTCTAATATCATCTTGTAAATTTGCTAAAGTGTATGCCATATTATATTCCTTTCAATGTTACAGGTCCTGCTGAACAATTTGCTCCACCGCCTTTTACTCCACTAGTAGTTGCTGTATCGGCACTTGTAAAATAAAAATAATTAATAGGATTAGTTAAAACATCACTAGTTGTAGCTTCCGTAACTGTTCCATTAGCATCTATTTTACCTAATGCAATTGTAAAACCATTTGCAGAATCAATATCTGTTACTCCTGAAATAGAGTTAATAGGAGCAAATGATTGTAAATTTAATAAATCTGCTGGATTAAGTCCACCAGGTCCTGATGAAACTACTTGTGCTGGTCCTCTTAATCTAACTTTACTTTCAGCTGCTCTTTGATGATCTACAGAATAAACATTTACGTAAGTGGAACCACTGTAATTAATAACTTCAAAAGGATTATTTTCTAATAAAATTAATTGAGCAGTTGTCTCTGCTTGTACTCTTGGATTTTGTAAAGCTTGTGGATCTGATCCAACGGGTTTAGGTTGAAGTTGTGGTTGTTTAGATTCATATTCTGAGTAATGAACTAAAGATCCATTCCATTCTCTAACCATTTCCGTATATGGAAACCTCATTCCTGATCTATCAGAAATTGATAATGCTCTTTTACCTCTAGCAAAAACTCCCATTACGACATTACTCCATCACCATAAAATGTTTGTGGAGAAATAAATGTAGATGTTCCTTGATTGTCCGCATCTAATGCTCTTAACATTTCACTTTCATAAATTCTTTCAAGTTCTGCAGTTCTTATTGGTGAAAATTTCATACTTAAATAATATGCAAGACCAGACATCATGCATGGATAAAATCTATTAACAACATCTGATGTATTAGAATATGCACCTGGATTTTCTATTTGTGCTAAATAATAAAAACAAAATTGAAAACTACTTGGTGTAGTTGTGCTTGACACACTTGAACTAGGTGTAGCATATAAAAATATGCTAGGATCTATTTTTCTTTCTACATAAAACTGTGAAGGAGTTCCTTGAGTTAATTTATTTGGTGTTGCATTATATTGAGATCTACTTATTTGAGTTAGTGCTACATCAGCAGGTGCTGTTGTTGTAGAATTATTTCTATAGTAAGCTTCTAATACTGAACTTATATCATCTGGAAAATTTGCTGAATCTGCTGCATAATTATATTCTGCTTGTCCTAAAACTAAAGGTACTTTTGCAAGTTTTACTTTCCATAAATGAACACCTCTATTTGCCCATTCTTGAAACATAATATTTAAAGAACGTCTAGCTGATCTTAATTGATAACCTGTTCTAGTTCCTCTTATATTAGTTCTTTCGAAAGCTTCTTCTATAATATCGTCTATTTGAGGATTAAATAAATTTGATTTATTTGATGTAGGTGAGATTGTATTAATAGTATTACCCATGCCAGCTAAAGCCGCACAATAATAAAATAAAGTTGGTGCTCCTACAGTTGGAACTGGCCCTAAAATAACAGTTGTGTTTGCTCCAGCATTTCCTGGAGTTCCTGTTGTAGTTACTCCTGTTGTGTAAGCTTGACCGCCTGCTGTATTTGTTCCATCTTTAGTGCTAGATAATGCTAATATAAAATTAGCATTACTTGTATCTGATTGATCAAATATATAAGTATTGCCTTCTTGTAATTCTAAAACAGGACTAACCGCTCCGTTAATAAAAAATTTATTAGCAGTGCCAAAAGCATTAGTGCCACTTGCGACAGTGACTGTAAAAGTAATAGTCGCCATTATAAAACTACGCTCCGGTTATTGTTACAGTAACGCTTCCGTCTGTTCCACCAGTTTGAGTAAGTGTAGCACAAATTCCATCTTTAAAAAGAATTCCAGAACCTGGTATGTATACTGCTAAACCTTCTGTATCATATTTAAAAGTTGCTTTTAAATTAGTACCTGCTGCTGCACCTGTTGTAGCTGCATCGTGTAAAAGTATAACAGAACCTGCTTCACCTCTACCTTGGATAGAAGTAATTCTAGCTCTGCCTGCTCTTAATAACGATATTGCACCTGTATCTTTTTGTAGGGTTGTTTGGTCGCTTGAAAATGATCCGCCGCCTGACATATGTTTTCTCCTTTAAATTTTAGTGTGGGCCGAAGCCCACACTTAATTAATTATTATACTAATTCAGGTTGTGATTCACCCGCTCTAGCATTGTCTACCATAGTGTAGTGAAAAGTACCTGTTACAGTTCCGCCAGTTGCTGCTGAAGAACCTTGATTAGCAGTAACTTGTACATTAGCTGGAACACCTGTTCCTATTACTAATGCGCCTGCTCCTGTTGCAGAAGCACCTTTAAGATCTGCATCTAGTTCATTAAAAAAACCATCTGGATCAGCTGCTGTTCCGATATCAACAGTTG